GGATGCTGTGCCAGCCGTTTGCCCATGGATGTTGCTTTTAGTTCCATCTCCGCACCGTCATGTGGAATTCAATTATCGCGCAGTTTACCTGTCAGACCCTTAGCGCTCCAGCCTTAAAACACGCTACACTAACTTTTCAATCAAAGCATGGATTTAAAACACATAAAAACAATAAGTTGAGTGTTAAATCGCTCTGTCTATATTTGCATTGTCCACCAATTGACTACGCAGCTTTTAGTAGTCATTGATAGATAAAAAAACCCGCCTAAGCGGGTTATAACCAAAGCTGACCTTGCGATGCTTTTGGTGCAATTCTTGAGGGATGAGGCGGTGCAGGTTTTACTCTTCCGGGACACATGATGATATCTGTTACTGTTTCCAGCGATTTGAATGTACAGCCGCAATTAATGTTCTGGCACTGGTTATAACGCTCTTTTGTATTTTCTGAAAGCTGGACGCTGCTACGAGTGTGAGCAGCGTGAGAGCACTTCGGGCAGTTCATCATTTACGATTCTTCCTCTATAAATTTTTGGTGAATAGTAACTTTATAAAACCCAATTGGATAGTAAATTCTACTATTGCAATCCAGCTTCATCTATTTTCACTTCTAATTCAATGCTGGTCGTATACCCGCTATCAGCACTTACGCTATGTGTAAGTGTTGTGATAATCCATTCAGCGGTATCGATCGCCTGTTTAAACCCGCTGACTTTCACCGGCATTTCTGTGTAGAGATCTGCACGCCCCCGCGCCAGCTGCAGCGAGAAAGACGCCACGCCACGCTGCAGCCGTTCCCACTGCATTTTGGCGGCGCGCTCTGCGTTGCTCCGGTTGGCATAGGTCCGGCTCAGCACCAGTACGTTTTCATCCGTTCCGATCAGATAATCCCCCTGCTTCGCTTCCGGCTCCTTTTTTCTGGCCGTGGCTTTGCGCCGGCGCTTCACCTTCGCTTCCGGCTTTTTTTCCGGCTCGCGGGTGTGCAGCCAGCTGGCGATCACGCCGGTGTAGGCGTCGCGGTCAGCCAGGGTAAAGCGATGGCCATCACCATATTTGCGCTGTATGGTTATAACCGGCAGCGGTCTGCCGCTCGCGGTTTTGCCCTGCCCCTGCCGGATAAACAGCAGGTTTCCATTTTTCACGCACGCAACGGCGCCGCACTGCTTCGCAAGCCGCATCAGAAAGCTGGCGTCTGACTCGTTGGTCTGGTCGATGTGATCGATCGCCATTTTCGCCACGTCCTCACCCAGCGCGACTTCCAGCCGGTGCCGGGCGGCGATATCTTTCACCATCTCGCCCACGGTGGTTTTATGCCAGGATTTCTCCCTTTTGATGTTAAGCGTCTGCCGGAAATCGGCGCTGCGCGCGCGCAGCACAAGACGGTCAGGCGTGCCGGTGTGCTCGATTTCATCCACGGTGTAGCTGCCTTTCGGAAAAAGCACCTCCCCCTGCCAGCCCAGCGCCAGCTCCAGCAAAACGCCACGGCGCGGCAGCTGCAGCTGGCCGTCGGCGTCGTCCAGCTCGATGTCCAGCTGATCGGCCTCAAACCCACGGTTATCTGTCAGCGTCAGGCTCAGCAGCCGTTTTTCAAGCTTCTGTGTGATGTCGGCCCCCTCCAGCTTCAGCCGGAATGCGGGCGCGTTCCCCGCCCCGTTAATCCACTGACCGCCCGTCATGAAAACAGACCTCCCGCAGCGGTAGCCAGCCTGCCGGCAGTGGCGGAGGCCGCGCTCTGCATGGCGGTGAGCTGATCGCTCAGACTGCCGAACATGTCCGCCAGCGACTCGTCGGCCCGTTTCAGGGTGAGCGTGAACTCAATGCGCCGGCATTCGCCGTTGCTAAAAAACTCAGCTTTGGTCTGGCTCAGGCTCTCGATCACGTACATGCCGTAAATTGTGCCGCTGCCCTCAATCAGCGGCCATGCGCGACCCAGCTCCGCAATCTGCTCCAGCGCGTACAGCGTCAGCCTGCCGCCGGTAATCTCCGGCAGCAGCACGCCGGAAAGCGTCAGCGTGTCGTTATCCGGCCCGAGGAACTGCAGCGAGGGACGCAAGCCCACCCGGCTGTTTGCCGGAAATCGCCAGCTGCGCTGCAACTGCAGCTCCTGATAAGGGACCGTTTTCAGCATGAAAACGAACATCCCCAGCGTCATCATCATTCGTCAAATCCTCCCCTGTCGCGGTAGCTGCTGCGGGCGCGGGCCTGCGCCTGACGCTCTTTAGCCTCCAGCCTGCGCATCAGCTCGTCCAGTAAATCGTTAGCGCTCTGGCCTGGCTGCTGCACGATGTGGATATCGTATTTCCCGTGCATCATGATGGCCGGTTGTCCTGCCATGTTCCCCCCGCTGCCCGCGCTCGCTGCCAGAGGCGGTGCAGGCAGGCTCATGGGGTGCAGTGGTGCGGCGGTGGCGGGTGCAGCTGCGCCTCCCAGCGCCAGCGCAGCCATAGCGGCCATCTGCGCAGTACGCCTGCGGCTGGTTACGTTCGCCGGCCCGCTGACAAGCTCCGGCCCGTTCTCGCCGGCCACGCCAAACTGCCCGGACGGGATAAACCCGCCGCTGTCGTACATGCCGGCAAATGCCGGAAACCCGCCCGGCGGCAGCGCTACCCCCCTGCCCGTTCTTACCTGCGGTGCACGCGGCTTATCTCCGTCAGGTTTCAGAAAATCCGGCAGGTAATCGGTGAGGGATGAAAGCTTGCTTTTCAGCGCGTCCCATTTCTGGCTCACGCCTGCCAGCAGCCCGTCGATCATCTGCGCGCCGGCTTCCTGAAATCGTGCCGGCAGCGCCTGCACGTCCGCCACAATCTCGTTCCATTTGGTGCTGATGTAGCTGCGGATCGCGGTCCAGACGCTGCCCACCTTCGTGCTGATGGCGTCCCACATCGCGGAAAGTTTTGGCCCGAGCGTGTCCCAGTTCTGCCAGATAAGCAGCGCCCCGGCGGCAATCAGGCCAATCACCGCCAGAATCGGGTTCGCCATCATCAGCCGCCCCAGCCACAGTACCGCGTTGCCGGCCATGCCGATCCCGCTTTTCAGCAGCCCGAACGCGCTGAACGCCTTCAGCCCCAGCACGCTGCAGCTCAGCCGCAGCAGCGCCAGCGGACCGAGGATTGCCGCTGCCGCCAGTGAAAGCGCGCCGAGAGCTGTCGCGCCAATGGCAAATGCGGCGCCCATCTTGAACAACGCCGCCGTCAGCTGCGGGTGCTGCTTAACGAATTCACCGAGTCGGGATGCCAGTTCGCCGAGCCAGTCGGCCAGCAACTTCAGCGCGGGGGCTACCGTTTCACCGATGGCGGCCATTGCGTTAGTAAACGAACCGGTTGCCGCCTCCCATTTATTGCCCAGGGTGCTCAGCGAGGCATCAACGCGTTCACGCAGTGAGGCCTGCGTTTCCAGCTTCTGCGCCGCGTCCCGGTAGCCCGCGATGCCTTTGCTGATCATGATCTGGACGACCTGCGACACTTCCGCGTCATCCCCGAACAGGCTCTTGATCGTGGAAAGTCTTTGCTCGGTGTTCAGCTGGCTGATTTGCGCCAGCTGCTTATACATTTTCTCAAACCCGCCGAACTCGCCTTTGCCGTCGGTGAAGTTGAATTTCACCCCGGTCCCTTTCAGGTCATCATTCACGCCCTGGATGTTTTCACTGTCCATCATGCCCTGAAATACCTTGCGGTAGGCGTTGCCCGCCGACTCGCCGGCCATGCTTGACTGGTCAGCCATCACCAGCAGCGGCGCAAACGCTTTTGCTGCATCAATGCCCTGCATTTTGATGATGTTCATTGCGCTGCTGATTTTGGCGTAACCCTGAAGCATGTTGCCGGGGTCAACGCCGGCGTAAAATCCCTTCTGAATGATGTCCGTCAGGCGCATCATGTCTTTTTCGCTGGTCTGCGTTGCGTCCTGCAGCTTCGCGGCAAACTCCGCCGCGTCTGTCGGTGCCATCTTCAGTTGCACGCCGAGATAAGCCGTTGCCTCACCCAGCCCGCCGAGGATCGCCTGCGCACTCATGCCCTGCCGGCGGAGCATGGTCATCATGTTCTGAAAGTCAGCCGTAGTACCGGGCAGCTTATCGCCCAGGCTTACGGCCAGCCGGTTAATCTTCTCAAACTCGGCCGAGACCTTCGCGCCCGGCCCCATTAGTGAGGCGGCGAGCTGCGTTGCGGCGTCCTCTGACTCTACGAAAGCGCGCACCGGTGCCATCATGGTGATGCCGGTTGTAGCGCCCGTCGCCACCATGCCCGCGCCGTTACCGGCCAGGTTGTTACGCAGGTTCATTGTTTTGTCATGGGTTGCCCGGATGGCGGCCAGCTTCTGCTGGCGCTCGCCCAGCTTTCGCAGCTCCGCCTGCTGGCGCTCAATCGCCCCCGTTGCCGCCTGCGCGTCGGTTTTGAGCCGCTGCTGCGCGGCGCTGAGCTGCTTTGTATCAATTCCGGCAGCACTCAGTGCGGCGCGCTGGCGCTGGACCGACAGGCGCAGCCCGTTATAGGTCTGCTGTAGCTGGCTGGCGCGGTTCTTCGCCTGCTCAAGCACGCGGGCCTGCGCGGCGGTAGGACGGTTGGTCTCGCTGAACTGCACGGCAAGGCGCGCCGCTTCCTCGCGGGCGGCCTTGAGATTACTGGCGGTAACGGCCAGCTGAGAGCGCGTCTTGCGGAAACCGTCAATCCGGCCCGCCTGTTCGTTCAGGGATTTCAGGCCGTCTTTGCTGGCCTTCAGCGCAGCGGCCAGCTCTTTTGAGCCGTCGCGCGCATTGCGAAAGGGACGCGTGATTTTATCGACCGCGCTTAATACCACCTGCAGGCGCAGGTTTGTGTCACTCATTGTCGCCGGCTCCGCTTCGCTGAATTGCTTTGTGCCGCCACTCCAGCACGTCCGTCAGCGACTCCGCGTACATGACCGGCGGCGGCCAGTGAAAAACGGTAGCGATGTCCGCTACCAGATCCTCTACCGTCAGGCCGTCGGGAAAGCTGACAGCGCCGACTTCGGCAACAAAAAAGTGACCACCTCGACGGAGAGCGACAGCAGGTCGGCCGGGTCCATTTCGCTGATTTCCTGCGCGGTAAGCGCGGGCGTGGTGACGCGCGGCAATACAACCATCATTGCGTTGACGTCCATATCCATCAGCGCCTGCAGGCGGGTGCCGCGGAGCGCGCCGGACTGCGGCTTGCGGACGGTGATGTGGGTGATTTCGGTTTTGCCGCGCAGCAGCGGGGTATCCAGCTCAATGGCTTTTTCCGTGGTTTTATCAGTCATGATGCGATTCCGTTTATAAGGAATGAAGCGGCAGGACGGTGCCTGCCGGGTTGATTACAGGCCGAGAGCGTTCCGGTGCGCTTCCATCAGGTCAGTGCCACCAACGATTTCGATCATGTTCACCAGATCGCACTCATAGAGCACCTCACCGTTAATGGTCAGCTTGGCGTAGCTGTTGGTGCCTGACACCTTCGTGGTGCTGGATTCGCCGGTCTTCCACTCGCCGGAATCCAGCTCTTTGTAACGTCCGCGCGTAACCAGCTCGACCGCCTGCACCTCGCCGGTGTCGTCACGCTGGATGGAGCCGGTAAAGCGCAGCTGAATTCCGTCCACGGTGGTAGTGCCCATCTGTTTAAACAACAGCGACTCGGTGCCACCGATGGTGAATTCCGTATCCAGCGCGCCGTCGTCCAGGCCCATGTCGATATCCACCGCGCCGGCCATGCCGCCGCCGCGATATTTCTCAAACTTGCGGGTGAATTTGGGCAGCGTCACGGACTCAGCCAGCCCCTGCCAGTTGTTGCCGGCGTTGAACATGTTTAGGTGCTTGAGCTTGCGAGGTAATGCCATGATTCAGTCTCCTTATGCGCCCACGCGGCTGCTGAAATCGACCAGATACTGGTCGGTGATGCGCTGACGCAGCAGCAGGTTTTCCAGCGGCGGCACCGGCGTGTAGTCGTAATCGATCAGCAGCTTGCCAGCCTTCAGCGTCTCTTTGTCATTGACGCTCGCATCCAGCCAGCAGTCGGCGCCGATCAGGTATCCCTGAGTCACCAGGCTGCGCAGCTTTGCGCGGATACCCTCGATAATGTCGCGGGCCAGCGATGGGTTCAGCGGGCCATCAACAGACCACATCTGCGCCTCGGCCATGGTGTCCATCAGTACCTGCGCGGTGCGGGTGTAGCACTCAAACGCAAACAGCGGATCGTCACTCAGGCAGCGGGAACCCCAGAAGCGGTAGCCGTCTTTGCGAATAAGCGTGGTGACGTCGTTCTGGTTAAGCAGGCCCGCGTCGGTAGCCGGTTCCTGTAAATCCCAGAATACGTCCTTAGAAATGCCGGTCACGCCGTTGACGCCGACGTTAGAGAGCGACTTATGCCAGCCGGTCTGCTCGTCGATTTTGGCGCGCAGGCCCAGCGCGCGGGCGGTGGCGTAGGCGGTGGCGTCCTGCTTCAGCACGGTGTCAAAGCTGATGAAATCAGGCCAGATCAGCATTCCTTCGCGCTGGCTGAAGTTGGCGCGGTAAGCGATCGCCTCCTCCACACTTTTGCAGCCGTAGGCGGACAGGTACGCAAACCCGCGCAGACTCTGCGCCACGCTTAGCAGCTCGGTTGCAACGGCCTGCGTATCGTGTCCCGGCGCGCCGAGGATGCGCGGCTTAACGCCGCACACCGACTGCGCGGCCAGCAACGCTTTCATACCGGTGCGCTGGCCTTCGGTGACGCCGCCGATGATGTTCGCGGAGGTTTCCGCCTCGGTCTCACCCTGCGGCACTCGCACCACCACGGTGACGGGTTTGGACTGGTCGGCGATAGCGTCGAGCGATCGGGCCAGCGTGCCGGATTCGCCCGCCTTGCCGCTGGCGGTGAGTACGTCGGTCAGCAGCACCGGGCGATTAAGCGGGAATGTTGCCGGGTCGGCGTCGTCACCGGTGCAGACCAGCCCGACGATCGCGGTGCTCACGGTGGTAATGGTTCGGGTGCCCTCGTTGATTTCCTCAACTCGCACGCCATGATGATAATCCTGTGCCATGTGGCGGTTCTCCTGTTAAGGGGTTCCGCTATGGTCGGGTTTATGTCAGACAGAGGCACGTTCTGGCCGTTGTGTGGCGAATGGCACAACAGCTTACCGGGCAATCCGGAGCGCTTTCTGTTCGGGGGCGGGAATATACCGGTAAAGCGTCTTGACTGAAACATCAATTACCAGCGATACCTGTAGCAGCGTGGCGCCCTGTGCCAGCATTCTTTTTGCCTTCTCGACTGTCTCCGGTGTCATTTTTCGCCTTCGCCCGCCAATCCGCCCCTTCTCACGTGCGGCGGCCAGACCTGCACGGGTTCGCTCTACGATCAGCTCACGCTCCATTTCAGCCAGCGCCCCCATCACATGAAAGAAAAATCGCCCCATTGGCGTGCTGGTATCAATGCTGTCGGTCAGGCTGCGAAAATTTACTCCCCGCTCCCGCAGTTCTTCAGTCAGCATCACCAGATGGCGCATGCTGCGCCCGAGCCTGTCCAGCTTCCAGACAATCAACGTGTCCCCTGCCTGCAGGCAACGCAGTGCCTTTTTCAGTCCGGGGCGATCTCGGGTTTTTCCGCTTATTCTGTCCTCGTAAATCAGCTCACAATCTGCGCTCTGAAGCGCAATCCGCTGTAAATCCGTGTTCTGGTCATTTGTTGACACCCTGATATAGCCAATCAGCACGCTGGAATCTCCGCAAATGGCCGTAAGTGTGCCAGTCCGGGCCGTGGCAGGGCCAGGCTATTGATTCGCACAAACCTCGGTTTGGGCGAAGGCGCACCCGTTATCGGATCGCCATTCCCGTGGCCGCACGCCAAAATGCCCAATGAGCTGTTTCCTTCAATGGCCGGCATGGTCTTTCTGAAAAGTAACGGGGCCAGTTTCAGCGACACGCTTTACCCGAAACTGGCGCTGGCTTATCCGGGGCTGAAGCTCGCGGATCTGCGTGGTGAATTTATTCGTGGATGGGATGATGCACGCGGTGTCGATACCGGTCGTGCCATTCTCTCTGCCCAGGGCGATGCCATACGTAATATTACTGGCCAGGTAATGGGCTCGAATTATTACGCTTATCGTGGTTCATCATCAGGTGTTTTCTTCGATGTGGCACTGGCTGCGGGAACAGTACTGACACCGCAGAGTGGAAGCCAGAACGGTATGACTTCTGCTATGGATGTATCCAGACAGGTTCCAACTGCCGCTGAAAATCGCCCACGAAATGTGGCATTTAATTACATCGTGAGGGCTGCATAATGGCTAAGGTCACGCTTGATAATAATGGACTGGCAAAAACGGCCGGCACATTGACGATCTATAATTTCGACGCGGTGAGTGGCGAGTTTACCGGCTCCAGTGATGAGTTTCTGGCGCAGGGTGTGGGACTGCCCGCTAGCGCCTGCATCATCGCGCCGCCTGCTACTGAGGCCGGATTTGTGCCTGTTAACCATAATGGCAACTGGCAGGTTGTTGCCGACCATCGCGGCGAAACGGTTTATTCCATCACTGACGGTACGGCAATCCTTATTGATGCGTTAGGTGACTATCCGGCAGGAATCACCCTGCTGGAACCGGCAACAACCTGGGATAAATGGGATGGCGAAAAATGGGTAACAGACCTTGCGGCAGAGAAAGCGGCTGTTATCAGGGAGGCAGGAGAACGGCAGGCCGCGTTGATTTCTGAGGCGAATACCATCACGCAGGCATGGCAAACACAGCTGCGTCTGGAGATGATCACCGATACGGATAAAGCGTCACTCGTTGCATGGATGAAATACATACAGGACGTGCAGGCAGTGAATGTTGAGGAAGCGCCGGCCATCACCTGGCCGCCTAAACCCCAGTAACAAACAAGCCCGCTGCAATGCGGGCTTTATCTCAGGCGGGCTTTTCAGGCCAGTCAATATCCGGGGCTTTCGTAGTATCAATCCGGTTCAGCATGACGCGATATTCCTTCCACTCATTGAGGCGGGCGATTTCCTCCTGCGTTGCTTTGCCGATGTCCACCGCATCCTGCAATGGTGCCATTAACCGGCTGGCTTCTTCCATTTCAGCAGCCTGCCGGCTTGCAGCAAGGAAAACGGGATCCGCGGCCTCAATCACTGGCGCAGAGAACACGCCATCGCGATAGAGGTAATTAACGTCCGGCGGCGTCTTAAGCGCGCTGATATCCACCCAAACCAGCGAAGGGTGATAGAGCTTTTCCGGCTTAACATCCAGTGACACGATCTCCGCGACGCGCTGTTCTTCAATGCGGGCATACGTTTTCATCAGCTGTACTCCTCAATATAAATCACACCATGACAGCCAAAATTACCAACAAACGGGTTTGAACGGGTTGCCCCACCGCCACCAGATCCGAACCCTTCCTGACGGCCCGTAGTTGCTTTTTCCCCTGAGCGGATGCCGCCTCCCCAGTAGCTGACACCGCCATCCCCGGATCCACCCCGGTAAACGTTTGTGGTGTCGGAAATCAGACCAGGCGCATCACTGCCATCACCGCCCTGAATATTCAGATCCCCGCCAACTGCCAGCCCGCCTTTGCCGCCATCGCTGCCTGTTGAGGGAGATGTCCCGTTTCCAGCGGTCAGAACGGCGTTGAATGTGGAACTGGTCGGCGTCACCGTATCGTCACCTCCGCGCCCCACTACTCCTGCATACGTTTTCGTGTCATCGACGTCTAGCCAGGCGATCACTGTGCCACCGGCCCCGCCACCTCCACCACGCGATGTAAAGTTTGACCCCCATGCGAGAAAGCCGTATCCACGCGCGCCACCACCCGTGAGGATAATCTTGGCGCGCTTTGTGCCCTTAGTGGGCTTATAGGAGATGCTGCCCGGCGTTGTGAAAAATCTCCGGTCAATAAACCTGCCGGAAAACTTTTCTGTTAAACCGAGGTTTTTTAGAACATCAGGCAGCAGCCCGGCATCGGCCATTTCTTTCAACGCGTTGCTGATCAGAGGGTACTGCGTGTGCGGGTTTGCATCTTTGACGTGCTTTTCCATCAATCCGTCAGCATAAGCTTTCACCTCAATAACGGCGTTATCAACATACTGACGGGTTGCCAGCACCACAGCCGGGTCTACCTTAAGCGTTACCGCGTCGGTGCTGCTGACAATGATCATCATGCGCAGGCGCTGCGTGCGCCCGCTGCCCTCCTGCAGCTGCGGCTTATAGGTTTCCGCCGTGTTGCAAACCGCAATCAGCGTGCCGTCAGCGTCAAACAGGCCCATTTCCCTGATCCAGAATCCGCCTTCCGTCTCCGGGATGACCTGCTCGGCAATAATCTGACTGCTGTTGTTATCGTCAACGGTCAGTGAGTTAAGCGCCGCGCGGCGCACCTCATTGACCAGCTTTGTCTGGCTGGCGTTCGGGGTTGGCAGCGTGCCGCCGCCGTCACCGACGGCCATCTGCGTGATGTTCAGTTTGGTGCCGAGCGATACGGCGTTGGCAATCTTCGCCGCGCCGAGGTTGGTCACAATTGCATAAAATTTCTGTGTCATGGTCCCACTTCCAGCAGGTCGATTACGTGAACCGTCGCGCCGGCATACGCCGGGCCGCTGACGGAGATAATGTCGGGGGTGTAGGGGTAAACGGTAAGATCGTCGCCGTCATAGCTGGCCGCGCCCGTGTAGAACCGGCCCGCGCTCTGCAGGTTAATGGACATGCCGAGCATATGGCGGCTGCAGGGCTTCGCGTCGCTGATGAGCCGTTCCAGCTCCTGATAGGTTTCTTCCGTAATGCCCTGGTCTTCGACGCCGATATCGAGGCTAAACGTCCCGGGCACGTCGTCGCTCTCCCACCACTCAATGACGCGGATCAGGAAGCCGAACGGCTCCACCACGCGGCGCACCGCGCTGATGGTTCCCTTGTGCTGATGGATGTAAAAAGCATCCTGCACCACCTTGCGCTTGACGCTCTCCGCCCAGCCCTCGTCCCAGCGGTCCACCGAAAATGACCAGGCAAGATAGGGAAGAAAACTCACCGGGCAGGTGAGCGGATTCCACAGCTCGCGCAGCGGCACGTTCAGCCCGGAAATGTCCGCGCATGCTTCTGCCAGACGGCGCTCAAGTGCCGCAGAGCCGGGCGGCATCAAACTGCTGTTGCTCATGACACCACCCCGTCAGCGGCCACCGACACGTCGGTGCCGGTGCAGTTGCCGGCCTGCGTGCGGTTCATGATGATGTCCTCTGCCGGCTCGATCATTTCCACCCAGTCCACGCCGGCCACGCGCATCACCGCGCCGTAGGACTCCCTGCGCACGCTGCGGCCCAGCTTTTTCTGTTCGGTAAGGTAAGCGGCCAGCCTCTCGTTTGCCGCTTCAAGGCACGGTCCGGCGGCCACGCCGTCGAACAGGTGCAGCTTCGCCTTAACGCTGTAATCGTGAATGGTTGCCGCCTGCGTGGTCACGCGGTCCGCCACCGGACGCACGCTCTCGGCGTTCAGCGCGGCGTTCACTGTAGCCAGTAAGTCAGCGGTTGCCGTGCCGTTGTCCTCGCGGCTCAGCACGGTGATCAACACCTCCGCCGGCGCCGGGCTGGTTGCGGACACATCCAGCACCCGCCCGTCGGCGCTTTTCGCGTGAAACTCATACGCGCCCGTCGGCCCGGCCACGGATAACCCCTCGAATGCTTCCGGCACGCGCACACGCAGGGCGTCGTCTGTTTCCATCACTGCATCAACCGGCGGCACCGCGTCGGGGCTGGCCGGCGTCACGGTCAGGCGCTTTACATTATTCAGGGCGGCCAGCTGGTCCAGATCGCTGCCCAGCGCATAGGCCACCATAACCGCCTGCGCCGCATCGTTGATGCGCTGGCGCAGCAGGATTTCGCGGTACACGCTTTCCTGCAGCATTTTCACCATCGGATCGGACTCCAGCGCCAGCACGCGGCGCACGGCCGCCTGCTGCTCTGCCGGATAAAGCGCGATCAGCGCCGCTTTTCGCTCAGCCAGCAGCGTCTCAAAGTCCGGCACCTCAATAATCTCCGGTGCCGGCAGCTGTGAAAGGTCAATTACTGCCACTGTTGCCCCCTGTCGATACGGATAAAGCGAGCGGCGATCCGTCGTCGCGCTGGCCGGCCATCTCAACCACCATCGAGCCGTCGTAAGCGCTGGTGATGTTTAAGGTGCTCAGTCTGATTCGCGGCTCCCACCGGCTCAGCGCGGTGTATACCGCCGCCATCACCTGCAGGCGCGTGGCGTCATTCTGCGGACGGTCAATCAGCACCGACAGCAGCGAGCCATATTCACGCCGCGCTATCCTGCTGCCCTCCGGCGTCACCAGAATGTCGCGCACGCTCTGGCGGATGTGGTCAATGTCCGTGATCGCCTCGCCAGTGTCGCGGTTCATGCCGAGATACATTGTCATTGCGGGCCGTCCGTTCTGCTGCCGCCGCGCTGGACGCCGCCGTGGTCATGGTCGTCAACCACCACGCCGTTTGAACTCATTTGTCCCCCGCCCTGCGTCACGTCGCCGTTAATCTTCGCGCCGCCGTTCAGCACCGTGCCGCCATGAATCGCAGTATCACCGGTGATTACGGTCGGGCTGTTAAGCCGCGTCTGGTCAGCGTTCACGACAAAGTGAGCGGTATTTAGCTCGATTTTGTCCGACGCCTCGATCAGCACGCTTTTGATGTTCCTGATCAGCAGCTGGCCGGATTCAGGCTCATACTGAAACCATCCGCCGTCCTTAAACACGGTGGTAGAGCCATCCTCTGAATAGTCAGGTGGCGGGAAAGCCTCTGAATAGATGGCCGGCAGCGCAAACGCGGTTTCAAGATTGCCGCCGAGGCTCAGCAGTACAACCTGCTCCCCCACAGACGGCTTCCACCACGTACGTGTATTACCGGCGCGCAGGGTCAGCCAGTTGATCCAGTTGGTTTCAAGATCGCCCGTTTTCACCCGGCACAGCCAGTTCACCTTATCCACCTCGGACACAATGCCGGTGCGGATCAGGTTGGTGATGAGGCGCATGATTTCTGCTAGTTGTATATTCATTTATTTAGTGTAAAAATTATTACTCAATCAGTCACCCAAGTGGCATTGTGTGAAAGAACACACAATCGACCCCTAACTCAAATTAGTAATAATCGCGCTCTTTATACTAAAGGAACTAGACATGCTTATTTCACTTAAAAACGCAGGCCCTATATCAAGCTTTGAAATTGATACCGACATCAATTTCAATTTATTGCTAGGTGAAAACAACATCGGAAAATCATACTCAATTACACTAGTTTATTGCATAATAAAGAATTTAATTGAACTCAAGGACATATCAAGCCTCTTCCCTTTACTGCTTGAATATGGAATTGAATTAAATGATGATTTGGAATTTAATGAGCTTGTTGATTTTGATGGTGAAACTAAAGACATTTCCGACTTTACAGAAAAACATTTTAAAAAAACCATACAAGCGACAATAATAAGAAGAATTGAGGATTCACTCAAAGCATCGTTTCCATCTTTGAAGCAATTAAAAAAAGAAGGTATGGATGACAATCCCACATTCACAATAAAGTCACGAATGGGTGAATTAGTATTCGAGGCATGCGGTGATGATTTAAAGGTAATATCCACTCCCGGAGATGATAAAGTTTGCTTAGTCAAATCTGATAAGATTAAAACCGATCCATTAAGTTTGGGCTATCCATTTCATTTTGATAGAGACGGTGACAAACCAAAGCATTCCATGTCCTTTGGCGAGCAGTTTATGCTAAAAGTCATCCTCCCTAAGTTAGCAACTTACATAAAAGAGTCTTTAAATGATATCGATGCCATACATTATCTACCAGCAAGTCGCTCAGGATTATATCAAGCGCTCAGCGCTTTCGGTCAAATAATAGCAGAGTTATCTAAGAAACGTGCTTTCTTAACACAGAAAATTGAACTCCCCGGCATATCCGAACCGGTTAGTGACTATTTTATTAAGCTCTCCGAGCTGACAGCCAATAAAAAGGAAATTGAAAATAAAAATGTCGCAGCCATTGCAAATAAGATCGAAAAAGATTTACTCAATGGCGAAGTAATATTTAATAACAAAACCAAACAATTAATGTTCAAGCCCGTTGGTAGCAATATGAACCTAGAATTATCGTCAACTTCATCTATGGTTTCAGAAATAGCTCCTATCGTAACTTACCTAAGATATATTTTAAGCAAAAAGATAAAACCTAATAAATACCTGCCTCGCCGTAGATTAGGTAAAGATGCTCAAGAAGAACAATCGAGGCAAATAATTATAATTGAAGAGCCTGAGGCTCACTTACATCCCGAAATCCAAGTAAAACTAACCGGGGTATTCGAAAACATCATTGAGAATGATGTAAATATGATAATAACATCACATAGCAACTTCATTTTTAATAAAGTTAACAATCTTATTATATCCAATTATGTTCATGACAAGAACATAGGGTTTAACGAAAAAACTGTTAAAACATCACTTTTTAAGAAATCCAAAGATGGGGCTGTTGTTTTCAATCCAGAAACCGATTCATTAGGTATTGAAGATGAAAATTTCATTGATGTAACCGACGTGCTTTTAGAGGAAAAATTTAGACTTCTGGAAGATTTCAATCAGAAAGAGGCATCAAAGCATGATTAACAAAATCAATGAAAACGAAATGATTAATGTGCATCTTTCAGATTTCATAAAGGAAAATGGTTCTGAAGTTTTAATTGATGAATCGTTATACATCGATGGCACCTTAGATAAATCACTCATTGCAAATATTAAAGTTGATGACTTTTATAACGGATTAAAAAAATACCCTACCCCACCTTCTGTGGATAATCTTGTCGTTGTCAAAGGACGGGGCGAAAACAGGTTCGATTTATATATTATAGAATTGAAAGATGTAAAAAAAATGGCTGGACTTGACACAAAAAACATTGAACATAAATTCAAAACAACAATTTTAGATTTTATGAGTGATAAGTTCAAAGATATTTTCCTCTGCGAGGAAAGCTTAGTTTGCAATATCAATGCATGGGTGGTCTGCAACAGGTTTAGAGGATATCTTGGTGATCATGCCGATGATGAAAGATATCGAGAAAGAATAAGAAACACTGCGATGGAGCGATTATTACTGACAAAACCCTTTAGATTCAGAAATAAAGCGATACCACTACAACTTAAAGTCAATGACACCTGTCATATCAATTAAAGGAAAATTAATGACGAGTCTGTAGCAAAAAGAGACTCGTCA